ATAAGGGCTAAGTTTCTATTAATCTCCGACTTCTAAGGAGTAAAACAAAGAAGTAAAACAATGACAACAGAAACAAATAGAGAAGTAGAAGTGGAACAAATAAACGCTGACGATATCAAAGAGACAGATACTACAGAAGAAACAACTGCAGAAGAAGAAGATATTCAAGATGGCGAGGAAACAGTTATTGGTCCAGTAGAAGAAGATCCTAAAAAGGAAACTACTACTACAACAGAAACTGAACCTACTACAACTACAAAAGAAGAGGAACAAGTTGAAGATCCTACTAAGGATACTACAACAAGTACTTTTACAAAAAAAGAACCCGCACCAGTTGAAGGAGAGACTTCTCGTGAAAAAGGATTACGCACTAAGATAACTGAATTAAGAGTAGAACTTCGAAAGAAGAATATCAACGACTCAGTTGGTAATGGACAAGGTCCTGAAGCTCAAGATAAGTTACAAGAATTACGTGATCTAGGTTATTCTGATGAAGAAATAACTAACATGGAGAAAGCTATCGATATATTGGCTTCAAAGAAAGGATATGTTAAAGCAGATCAGTCCTATCAAACAGTTGTTAATAGCACTGTTGAAGCATTTATTAAAGCTAATCCTGAATACAAACCTGAAAATGATCCTGAAGATGTTAGATGGGAGAAATTCCAATCTATAGTTAAATCAGGAACATATAATCTCTCTGGAAAATCACCCGAACAACTTGAATCTATCTTTAAAAAGATAAACAAAGATGTTGTCGATGAATTAGGAGAACCTACTTCTACAGTTAATACTCGTAAAGTAGCTGCTCAAGTTCAAAAGATTAAGAGTGTTTCACATTCTGGTGGAACTAAACCTACAGTTGTCAAGAAAACATCTAATATAGACCCTGAAGTCAAAAAGATGTTTAAAGGATTTGATGATGGAGATTTAGAGGGTTAAAGGTTTACTTATTTACAAACAAGTAAATTAGGTCTAGTAATACACTAGATCTCTTTTACGTTAATTTATACACAACCATGGCTTTTAAAAGAATAAAAGGAAGTGATCGTGGTATGATCAAGAGAACAATTTCTTCACTTGCACTTGCAGTAGGAGATTTAGTTCAATATAGTAGAACAACAGCAACAGTTACTGCAGCTACTGCAGCTACAGAAATTGATAATATTGCAGGTATTGTTTGCGAAGCAACAACTACAGCAGATACATCAGTTTTGATACAAAGAATCATGCCAGGAGACGTTTACGAAGTAGGTACTATTAATAACTCAGATGCATCTCATAATTATCAGAGAATGATTTGGGGAACAGGACATACAGCGAATAATACAGGTACAGATGTTGCCGGAGATACTGGTTTGGTAATGCAAACAGGTGTTATAGGTGCAACTACAGATAAAAAAATAACAGTAGAGTTCGTAACAGGTTCTGTTGGAGACTAATAATCTTTAACGTTTTTTTATTTAATAACTTATAACTTTACAAATAACTATGTCAGCCCCACTTAACTTAGGTCAGATCTCAGACACAGTCAACTTGGCTATCCAAAAGATGTTCAAGAAAGACAGTGCTGTAGAACTTCAACTTAAAAAATATTATAACTTCAGAACAACTGAAGATTATATTGAAAAAGATTCATCTCTATCTGGTCTCTCAGAAGCAGAGTTTACAGACGAGAACGCAGAAATTACTGAAGATACTCCAATACAAGGATATGATCAAACATATACTCAAGAAGCAGTAGATGTTATCGTTCCTTTCTCATATAGATCTTGGAAATTCGGTATTAAAAAGAGAAAACTTGCAAATATTTCAAAAGAAATAAATGCAGCTCTTAATAGAAAGAAAGAAAGATTAGCAGCGGAAAGATTGACAAATGGATTCGATACTACATATTCACACGTTGGAAAGAATGGTGCAAACAAAACCATTACTCTTACTGGTGGAGATGGAGTAGAACCTTGGTCAATAGCTCACACAAGAGAAGATGGAGGAGCAAATATGTCAAACGTCGTTTACGATGGAACTACATATTCTCTACCATTTGACTACGCAGGTTTGAAAGCAGCTCATAGAACAGCAGCTTTGTTCGTAGATGCAAGAGGAAATCCAATGCCAGGTAGCTTAGATACACTTGTATGTAAGAAAGGATCATCTGTAGCATTTAAAGCTAAAGAAATATTAGCCGCTATTGCTAAAGGTAAGATTCCAGAATCAACAGATAACGATGGATCAGCAGTAAGTGCTTTCAAGATTATCGAACTTGATTATCTTGAAAACGATGCATATTGGTTCATGTTCGATTCTAAGATAGCTCTTACGGATGAATATGGATTCCAATTTATTGAATCAGAAGCAAATAATCTAGATCCAGTAAACATTGTTTATAAAACTCGTGAAATGCAATTCGCAGGACACGCTATGTTCCAATTAGGTCACAACGACGTCGCAAGATGTTGGGTAGCTTCAGCTGGAGATAGTGCAACTTATTAATAATTTTAATTAATCTCTGACAGTGGGATAGGAGGAACTCAACTCCTATCTATTCACGGAGATAAAACTTATGAGTACATATAAAGGAAAGCCATACTCAAGTCCTAAGAACGTTGTTCTTACAAAAGGATTACTAAGATTTGGAGCAACTCAAGCTTCTAATCCCTTTGGAGACGAAACTTACGGCTTGTATGTTAATACTGATGGATCTTTGATCTTCAGATCATTAACGACTTCTACGACTCTTGGTTCATCAGGACCTGGATCGATTCCTTCATGGGATGCTATATTTCAAAATGATCAGAGTATGCAACTTGCAGCTCTATCAACTTGGACAATAGATAGAAATTCAGGAAATAACGATGTTATTACAGTTACAAATACTGGAGCAGGATCAGGAGATCTTATTCAAATAACAAACATTGGAACAGGAAAAGATATAAATGGTACTTCAGGTACATGGTCATTCACTAAAGCAGGAGATATGGTAGCTAACATGGCTGTACTTGCAGGAGATGCAGGATCAGATTCTCTTACTTTAACAGCAGGAGATGTTTTGATTTCAGACGGATGTATTGCTTTAACAGATGCAGATAACGCCGCATCTTTAACAGTTACAAATGCTACAGCAACAACAGCTTCAGTTATAGTTTTTGTTGGAGGAGGTACATTTACAGGAAGCACTACAAGTTCATTTATGACAGTAACTGCAACTGGTTTAACAACTGGTACAGTTATGTATGTTCCAGCTGCTACCGTTACAACAGGTAAGGTATTGGATATTGTTAGTACAACAACCTTAACTACAGGTATCTTAGTAAATGTTGAATCAGGCACAACTGGTACATCATTAACCGGTGCAGGTAGAATGGTTTACGTTAATCATACAGGAACAGGAACAAGTACAGGTACATTATCTGAATTTGCTTCAGCTGCTGCAGACGAAACAGTTATCTTAAAAGTAACAGCTTCAGGTGCATTAGCTCTAGGTACTGCTTTGTCAGTATCAGGTTCCTCAGTAACAACAGGTACAGCAATCGGAGCAATTGATCTAGATTCTCTTACAACAGGTAAAGGAGTTCATATAGCATCAGCTGCTACAGCAATTGCAACTACAGGTAGATTACTTTATGTTAATCATACAGGAGCAACTTCAACTTCAGGAGTATTGTCAGAATTTGCAACAGCAGCTACAGATGAAACAACAGTAGTTAAAATTACTACAGCTGCAATGGTTGATGGTATTGCTCTTAATATCGTAGGAACAACAGGAATGACCACTGGTTCTTTGATTAGAGCAACAACTTCAACAGCAGGAGCAGTAGCAACAAACGGTATCTATTCATTTAAGAGTACAGGAGCTTATACTTCTACTTCAAACGCAGGTTTAGTAGATATTGGAGCTTCTGCTACAACAGCAGGAACAATAGTTCATATTACATCTTCAGCGGCAGGACAAACAGCGACAGCTCTACTTTATGTAGAAGCTTCAGGTTTTACTACTGGCTATACAGGAGATGTAGTTACATTCAAATCAAGTTCAACAACAGGAGACGCAACAGTAGTAAATGTTACATCTGCTAATACAACTGATGGATCAGCAATGGAAATTACTTCAGGAGTTACAACTACAAATGGTTCAGCTCTAGAAATAATTACACAAGCTCTTACAACAGGTGTTGGTTTGAGATACGCACACACTACTTCAGTCATAGCAGACGGAGGTTCTATGGTTAGATTATCAGATTCAGGAGTGGCAACAGGTGGTGCAACAAATGGCTCAATTCTCGACATTGTAGCTACAGGTGCAACAGCAGCAACTCTTGTAAAGATGTCTTCAACTACAGCAGCTCAAACAGCAGTTACTATACTTGATATAGTATCTTCAGGTTACACAACAGGTTTTACGGGATCAGTAGTTAAAATGACTGGTGCTTCTACAACAGGTTCAGGTAACGTTTTGTTAGTAACAGGTGCAAATACTACAGCAGGTGAAACTGTTAAAATAGATGCAGCTGCATTAACGACAGGAACAGGATTATTAGTTACTTCAGCAGGAGTTTTGATTACAACAGGAGAATTAGTTAACTTGGTAGCAAATGGAGCAACTACTTCAACCGGAGTAATAAGAGCTTCAGCTACATCATTAACAGACGGTTGGTTAGCTCAGCTTACAGCAGGAGGTGCAAACTTAACTGCAACAGGCGGAGCAATCGACGTTGTTATGGGAGCAGCTACAGTAGGAACAGGTATTAGAGTTACTTCAACAGGTATCTATACAGGTACAACTGGTTTGATTGACATTAATGCTACTGAAACAACTACAGGTACAGTTATCGACATTCTAAACGAAGGTAGAACAACTGGAGATGTATTGAAGATTACTACAAACACAACTGGTACAGGTAACTATATTCATTGTTACGACGGAGCAGCTACAGACTTTAAAGTTTCTAGATATGGTGCAACAACTATCGCTGGAAATGCTTTAGGTACAGCCGCTTTGACAATATCAGCAGGAGATTTAGTAGTATCGGGTGGTGCTGCTAACTTCGCATCAAAATTTATTACTTCAGGTATTGAGACAATAGCAGGAGGAGGAACAACTACAGCGTTGGATCTTGCTAAAGTTATTCATAACGTTGATGCAGATGCAGGTGGAGATATATTCACACTCGCAGATGGTATTATCGGACAAATTATGGTAGTTACATTGGTCTCAGCAACAGGTGTTGCAACAATTACCCCAGCAAATCTTGCAGGAGGTACTTCAGTTACACTTAATGCCGCAGGAGATTCAGTAATGTTACAATTCGTAGATACTCAATGGTACATTCTCGG